ATTAGCGGAGATTTTATTTGCGAGACTGAACGAGATGCAGCATATTGGATTGCAGCAACTACGTTTTTTAGAACAGTTACAAAAATGTTTTACGGTCAAGGAGCAAACGCAGGAAATCCACCTCCAGTTTGTTCATTAAATGGATATGGTAGTATGTTATTTTCAAATACCCCTGTTGTTGTAAAAAGTTTTAGCGTTAGTATGCCTAATGACGTAAACTATATTAAAGTAAGTGCTAACCTTACAAATTCCGAAAGACCAACTTGGGTTCCTATTAAAAGTAATATTTCTGTTGAAGTACAGCCTATCTACAACAGAGCAGATATGAGAAAATTCAGTTTAACAGAATATGCTAACGGCCAGATGGCAAAAGGCAGCGGAGTAGGATACTTCTAATATGGCAATATACGATAGTTCTTCGCATTATAGTAAAACAAAACAAAATCGTTTTTATCTCGATTTACTTGTACCCAGACCTGTACCTTCAGAGAAGGATGATTTTGTATATACTATTGAAAGTCAATACAATCACAGACCCGACCTACTGGCTTTTGATTTATATGGTGATGCAAAATTATGGTGGGTATTTGTCCAGAGGAATATGGAAATTATTAAAGACCCAATTTATGATTTTGAAACAGGTGTAACCATTCAAATACCAAAAGAGTCAAATCTTAGAAAATTCTTAGGAGTCTAGAATGGCCGCTGAATTTACTGAGAGAAGAATACAGAGCAACGGTAATACTGTAAATGTTAACATTGATCGAAGTCAGCCGTATATTGATGTTCAGAAGAATGGACAAACACAAAGAATATACGGAACGCAGGAACAGTTAGACAGATATCAAGGCAAAAAACCAGACGGAACACCAACTTTACCGATTGCTACAAAAACTGGAATATCAAAAGGTACAGCAGAAAGATCTAAAGACAACTTAGGCATCGACGAAGGTGGTGTGAAATTTGAACCAAATAATCCTGCAAAAGATAAACCCCTTTCTGAAGCATTAGAAGATAGTGTTGGGACACCCGACGCTTCTACAGCAAAAAATATTAATCCTTCAAAGCAAGGTAGCAAATTTCCTAATCCTCTAGAACAGTTTGCGTCTGTAACACCTTTGTGGACATTAGCGGTTCTTACTCCTAAACAGTTTAATAAGCCTACGTTATATAGAACTAAAGATTTAAGTTTTGCAAGTCAAAAAGATTATAGAACTATCGGAGGAGGTCCTCCACCAGAGCAAACTAGTATAACTTTAGAAAGTTCAATAATATTTTCATCCGGCGGAAGAGGAGATGCAAATCGTGCAAAAACTGCAAACGGATCTCCAGAGTATTTTATAGATAACTTTAAAATGGTAGCAGCAATTGCACCAAGCCCTGCTACAGGTAATTCAAATGCAATTAATTTTGAGTTTGATATAATGGAGCCTTATAGTATGGGATTGCTATTACAGTCTATGCAAAGTGCTTCTCTTAAAGCAGGATATGCAGATTACCTCGAAGCACCTTTTTTATTAAGACTAGATTTTAAAGGTTATAATGATCAAGGACAATTTATTAAAACTTTAAAACCTAAACATTTTGTAATGAAATTTAAAAAGGTATCTTTTAGTGTTACTGAAGGTGGCAGTCAATATTCTGTACAAGCATATCCTTACAATCATCAGGGATTTGCCGATACTGTAGATATGCTATTCCAGGATATTAGTATTGGTCCTGAACCAGGAGCAGAAGCAACAGTTCAATCTATTCTTGCTGATTCTAATAATCCTAAAAGTTTAGTTCGTGTTTTAAATGACAATGAGCAGAAGTTAGTAAATCAAGGAAAGTACAAAATTAGAGATCAATACGAAATACAGTTCCCTGAAAGAACATACGATTTCGTTGCAGCAGATCCAGTAGAAGATCCAACATCTATGACAGTGGATCCTGGATTACAAGAAGCGGTCAAAAAAGTAGGAAGTGGTGGAAAATCTCCAGGCGCTGAAGGAACTGCTGATGCAGGTATAAATCCTATAGGTTTAAGTGGATTTGATTATACAGCACAAAAAGGTGGTAATTTTGCATTTAGTAAAGAAGATGATGTTCTCGACAAAGAAACAGGAAGAATACAGAGAGGAAAATTATCTATAAATCCTAAAGAACGTATTTTTAATTTTACTCAAAAAATGAAAATTACAGACATCATAACACAGACAATCTTAAGTAGTAGACACAGTCATAAAGCAGTCACAGGTGAACTTCCTATTACAGAAGAGGGATATGTTAATTGGTTCAGAGTAGATGTACAGATTGAATTTTTAGATTATGATGATTCTATAGGTGATTATGCAAAAAAATATATTTATAGAGTAGTACCATATCTTGCACACGCTAGTGTATTTGGTAGTACTACTGCTAAACCACCTGGTCAACAAGAATTGCAAAAGCAAATTGTGAAAGAATATAATTACATCTATACTGGACAGAATGCAGATATAATTGATTTTGATATTAAGATTAATAACTTGTTCTATACAGGTATTAATCCTACTGTTGAAGGAAACACTCAGACAGAACAGAATAAAAATAATACCGGTACTGTTGCACAAGGAACAAAGAGTGCTACAGGCAATACAACAACTGATCCTAAAGCACAGGTTGCTAATCTTGGTAAAAGTAAAACAAAAAAAGATCCAGCACTTTTAAAATATCAAGGCGGAGGTGGAAGCGGAACTTCGTCAGTTGAACAAAAGGTAGCAGAAAATTTTCATAATGCACTTGTAAAAAATGCTAGTGCAGATCTTATCAAAGTAGATTTAAAAATTATAGGCGACACATTTTGGCTAGTAGAAAGCGGGTTAAGTAATCACTTTGTCGAAGCAGCACCTGCTGCTCAATTTATGAATGACGGTACAGCAAATTATGAAGGAAACGATGTCTTTATAAGAATTAATTTTAGAACTCCTGCAGATGTAGATGTAGAAGGAGGACTTTATAAATTTAGTAAAGCAACTAAAAGAAGCCCCTTCAGCGGAATCTACAGAGTCTTTAAGTGTGAAAATGAGTTTTCAGGAGGGATGTTCACGCAAACTTTACAGTGTGTAAGAATGCAAGGTCAAGAAGAAGATTACGATGGTGAAGCAGTTGCAGAAGATAAAAACAGTTACTTCCCAACACAGGTTGCAGAAGAAAAACCACTAAAAACTAATACAGCACAAGAGTTGCCGCTCGCTGATAAACTTGCACAAGCATTTGGATTTAATAGTGCTGCTGAATTACAAGCAAAATTTCCTGCAGGTCCTGCAGATAAACCCAAAGAACCTGAAGGTCCGATCATTACAGAAAGACGAAGACAGTCTAACGGTACGTTAGTAAACTTTAATATAGACAGGAAGAAACCTTTCGTTGATCAAACAGATGCTGCAGGAAATATTTTAAGGATTTTTGAGAGCTAATGTCACAACAAAAAAGAACCAGGTATGATTCAACACGTGGAGTAGGACTAGGCGCCGGCGTTTATGTTGCGACAGTTGTCAGCACAATGGATCCAACATTTAATGGAAGATTAAAAGTCACACTGTTAAAAGAACAAGGTAATGATGTAGGTGCTGAAAATCAAACATACCTAGTAAATTATGCTTCTCCATTCTTTGGAATGACACCGTTTGAAGCACAAGGTATGAATCAAAATGATTTCCAAGATACACAAAAATCTTATGGAATGTGGGCAATTCCCCCAGATATTGGAGTTAATGTTTTAGTTTTATTTGTTGACGGTGATCCTGGTAAAGGTTATTGGTTTGCTTGTGTTCCTCCTAGTTTCAGTAATCATATGGTTCCTGCTATAGGAGCAACAACCAATGTAGCAATATCTGATGCAGATAAAAAACGTTATAACACAAAACAACCGTTGCCTGTAGGCGAGATTAATAAAGTTAAAAATAGAGATGACCAAGAAATTGATGCTGAAGCAATTAAACGACCAGTACATCCTATTGCTGATAGATTTTTAAGACAAGGTACACTAGAGGATGATGCTAGAGGACCAAGTGTTAGTAGTGCAAGACGACAAGTTCCTAATACAGTTTTTGGAATATCTACACCCGGACCATTAGACTATGGTCCTAATTCTAAAAGGATGACTATTGGTCCTAGAGAATCACAGTCAGTAGCGGCTGTACCTGTGAGTAGATTAGGCGGAACACAATTTGTTATAGATGATGGTGATGATAGATATCAGCGCAAAACAGCCCCAGGAGTAGGTCCTGTAGAATATGCAGATATAAATGCAGGAGAAAAAGGGTTAACCGACATTCCGTATAACGAATATACTAGGATACGAACTAGAACAGGACATCAATTACTTTTACATAATTCTGAAGATTTAATCTATCTTACAAATTCAGGTGGTACTGCTTGGATTGAAATGACAAGTAACGGCAAGATAGATATTTACGGTGCTGATAGTATTAGTGTTCATAGTGAAAATGATTTAAACATTCGTGCAGATAGAGATGTTAACATCGAAGCAGGAAGAAATATCAATATGAAAGCCACGGCTGAGTATGTTTCTCCAGACGAATTACATCGCAGAGAAGAAGGCGACACAAAAATTATTCCTAAGATACAAGACGGTGCTGAAATAGAATCAGGTAGGATTCAGATTGAAAGTGCATTTAATACTAACATCCTTATAGGTGCTAATGGTAAGATTGAAACAAGAAATTATGAAAACGCAGAAGGAGTATTAACCGACGGCGATCTTGATATAAGTGTAATTGGTAGTACAAGAGTAAGCACAGGATATGGTGTGGTAAAACCACACGATTATGAACTTAAAGTAGTCGGCGATACTCTTATAAAAACTACTGGAGATTTAGATTTAAATACCGACGGACATAACTGGTTAACAGCAGGTGCAACAACAGAAATAAACAGCGGAGGAGATCATATAGAGACCGCTCCTAACATTCATATGAACGGTCCTACAGCATCAACAGCCGCAGAAGCAATCAATGCTTTAGTAATTACAGATTTAATTACACACGATAATATTTTTACAAATACCGTGAGTGATTGGGCATCAACAAAATATCAGCAAGGAGCATTTAACAGTATTATGAAAAGAATACCTATGCACGAACCTTGGGCATTGCACGAAAACCAAACGCCTAACTTCTTAAATCCTTCTGACACAGACAGAGAAATACCTAAAAGCGAGGAATAGAAAATGGCAAACTTATATAATCAAAAGAAAGTAGCAGTTAACAAAGCATCTGTAGGTGACCAAACATCATCTACATTTACATACAAAGGGTTTAGCAGTTCAAATCCTAAAAATGGTTTTAAATTATATGATATAGATTTAGTAAAACAAGATATTATTAATCATTTTCATATCAAGAAGGGAGAAAAATTACAAAATCCTGAATTTGGAACAATTATATGGGATATGATTTTTGAACCTTTTACTGAAGAAACAAAAAAACTAATTGCTGATGACGTTGAAACTATTATAAATTATGATCCTAGAGTAGTTGTTGATAGTGTATCTATTGACAGTACAGAAATGGGTATGAGAATTGAAGCAAGTGTAACGTATCTACCTTTTAACGTGAGTGATAGAATGACATTTGATTTTGATAGAACTACATCAACAATTAAGTAAGCAGTTAATGATAAACGCTAAATATTACTAAGGAATAGGACGTAATGAGCACTACATCAAGACAGAATAATTT